CTATGTTACACGTGCAGCTGTGGAAGTTGGGCATTCTCTTGGGTTTCTACCTGGTAGCCTATCTGAGAAATTTGATCCTTACCTCGAAGCGTTTCAGGAAAACTTGGTCAAATGCTACGACAAAGTTAAGATTGACCAGCTTGTTAATGAAGGGAAAGTTAAAGCACTTCCTGTACAGTTTATACGTGGTAAGACCATTGATGATATACTTGTTGTTGAGGAAGCTCAGAATCTTACGAAAGCAGAAATGTTAGCTATTCTTACACGTTTAGGTAAGAATGGTAAAATAATTATCAATGGAGATAATGAACAAAAGGATATTAAAGATCCATACAATGGATTATCATATGTAATAGAACTATCTAAAAAAATACAAGAGATTAAATGGGTAAAACTTAAACATAACCATAGATCAGATTTAGTAGGTAAAATTTTAGACTATGAATATTCAGGAAAATAACATTCCTCTATTATCAGAGATACTAGATGAATATGAAGCAGGAATATTAGATATGACACACTTGGCACGTAGGTGTTATCTATCTGAAAAAGAAAAACATTTTAAACGTACTACATGGGTACACAATGAAGAGTTAAAAACCCATTCTCTTCTTAGAAGAATGAATAGTACAAATGGTAAGGATCTTTTACGAAATACAAAACTATGATAAGATTATTTGATATAAGTAATGGTAAAGTGATTCCTAGTGAACACTGTTACACACTAAAGTTTCTTAAAGATATAATGGATGAACATCCTGATGATCATATACAGATATATACATATTTGTTTTACATGACCTGCCCCAACCCAGATATGAATCCTTTCTTTGACATTCCTGAAGAAGATAAAGAACATCTTATTCTTAAAGAGATTGATGCTGATTTTAGTTTAGATGATGATAAAATACTACATGGTTTAAATATGTGTAAGAAAATGTATGAAACTCCTACATATAGAGCCTATGAGGGTATTAAGATATTTTTGGATAATATGGCTAAGAGTATGAAGACTGAGTCTCTTACATTTGGTAGAGATGGATCAGCCCCTGCTCTTCTTAGAATGGCTGAGAAGTATGATGGTGTACGTCAATCATTTAAAGGTGTCTATAGAGATTTAATGGAAGAACAACAAAGCTCTGTAAGAGGAGGACAAAATTTAGCTTATGACCAATAATATGGATAGAATTAGAAGACAATCAGAAATAGATTTCTTTAATCTTTTTAAAAATGCAGAGTGGTCTACAGAAACTGAAGATATGTATGAGCATATAGATGTTAGAATAGGAGAAATGACTGTAGATGTAAAAGGATTAAAGAGAGTGAATATGAAAGATGTAGCTGTTAATCCTGATATACATTGGATAGAATTTCAAAATGTAATTGGTAAAAAAGGATGGATTTATGGAGGTGCCACTCATATTGCTTTTGAACTTATAGATACATATCTACTTATAGAGAGGGAAGTATTATATGAGTTTTGTAAAGAAAAGATTGTAGATAGAAAAATTAAAGACACTAAAGGGTTGTATACACTTTATAGAAGAAAGGGTACACAGGATGTAATAAGTCTTGTACTCACTGACGATTTATTAAAACTTCCTCATAATCACATAAAGAAAAATGAAGTGTATGTTGATGAAAAAAATTTTTTAAAACCTAATATATGAAGAAAAAACAAGAAGTATATCAAGATGTTGAACCTGGATATAACTATGATTTAGATTATTTAAATGATTGGGTATTTCATTTTAATCCCATTAATAATCTGTGGGCAGCAGTTCCACGTGAAACATACAATGAATATTGGAATGATTATAAACATTCAAGTGTTCTTAGAAGTAAACATTTAAACACTCTATTAGATTTATTACATAAATCAAAAGGTGATAGAGACATCATAGAAGATTTAACTAGTGGAGAAATCAAGTAATTTTATAGAAGTACCTACGTACAAGGATGGTCAATGGACTATCACTGAATTCCAAACAAGAGAGGAGTTTAAAGATTTTCTATTGCCATTATTTAAAGAACCAGGCAAATATGAGTTTGATGAAGCTAGTAAAATATTTAATTCAGAAGGTAGAAAGTTTCAAATTCAAGGATACTATTGCCAAGCTCCATTTAAAAGTAAAGATTTCTTTGCTTATTGGGATGATCAAAAGAAGAAATGTCGTAGTGGTATTATTGTACATAGTGGAGATAATACTTGGTATTTATCCAGGGACTATTATATGTGGCTTAACTTTCTACCCATCTACGATAAAGAAGAAAAAAGGTTTGACTTTGCCAAAGTGAGGGATGCTCAGTATCACATGGCTTTATATGAAATATTAGGTGAGCTTCACTATAAACATGCTATCATTTTAAAGAAACGTCAGATAGCCTCTTCTTATTTTCACATGGCTAAGCTTATAAATCAGTATTGGTTTGAAGAAGGAGCTGTATTAAAGATAGGTGCTAGTCTTAAAGACTATATTAATGAGAAAGGTTCTTGGAAGTTCTTAGATGAATATCGTAACTTCCTTAATGAGCACACTGCTTGGTATAGACCAGCTGAACCAGATAAAGTGGGGGCATGGAGACAGCAGATTAAAGTGAGAATGAATAATCGAGATACTTATAGAGGATTAAAGTCTTCTATTAATTCATACTCTTTTGAAAAAGATCCTACAAATGGTGTGGGTGGACCTGTAACTTACTTCTTCCATGAGGAGGCTGGTATTGCTCCTAAGATGAATGATACATATGGTTTCATTAAACCAGCCCTTAAATCAGGTCATATAATCACTGGTCAGTTTATAGCTGCAGGATCTGTGGGTGATCTTGATCAATGTGAACCTATGAAAGAATATATCATGAATCCAGAAGAAAATGGATTTTATGGTGTAGAATCAAATCTTATAGATAAAGATGGTACAATAGGGCTCACTGGTTTATTTATACCAGAGCAATGGAGTATGCCTCCTTATATAGATAACTATGGTAATTCTAAAGTGGAAGAAGCACTACAAGCTTTAGAAGAAGAGTTTGAGAAAGCTAAGAAGAATATGGACCCAGCTGCATATCAGCTCACTATATCACAGCATCCTCGTACCATAGAAGAAGCATTTGCTACACGTAAGGTGAGTGTATTTCCTCCTCATCTTGTATCTAAACAATTACAACGTATTTCAGATAAACAATATTCAGTAGAATATTTAGAACTTTATAGAACTGCTGAAGGTAAGGTGATAGATAAACCTTCTAGAAAGATTCCTATAATGGACTTTCCTATATCTAAGAAGACAGAAGACAAAGAAGGTGTAATATGTATTTATGAAAGACCTGTTAAAGATCCAACATTTGGTATGTATTATGCTTCTGTCGATCCAGTGGGTGAAGGTAAAACTACCACATCAGAGTCTTTATGTTCTATTTATGTATATAAAAATCCTATAGAAATTATTCAAGATAATGGAAATGGGGATGTTAAAAACAGTATAGAACGTGATGGTATTGTAGCTTCTTGGTGTGGAAGATTTGATGATATTAACAAAACCCATGAAAGATTAGAACTCCTCATAGAATGGTATAATGCTTGGACTATTGTCGAGAACAACGTAGCCTTGTTTATACAATATATGATATCTAGAAAGAGACAAAGATATTTAGTTCCTAAAGACATGATATTATTTTTAAAAGATATAGGAGCAAATAGAAATGTGTTTCAACAATATGGTTGGAAAAACGTAGGAACTTTGTTTAAAGGAAATCTATTATCTTATGGTATTGAGTATTTAAAAGAAGAGCTTGACACTGAAACCTTACCTGATGGAACCATAGTGAAAACAATATATGGTGTAGAAAGAATACCAGATCCAATGTTACTTAAAGAGATGCAAGCTTATAGAGAAGGGCTAAACGTGGATAGATTGGTAGCTTTTTGTTCTCTTATAGCATTTGCTAAAGTACAGCAATCAAATAGAGGATTGGCTAAGCGTGTGGAAACCACTAATGAAAACTTGGTAAATAGCCAAAAAATTAGTAAATTAAATTGGGGGCCATTTAGACATATGGGTCAATCAAAATTAAAACCTTCTGTATATGCACAACCAAGAAGTCCCTTTAAAAACATTAGATAGTACAACAATCTCAATTTCAGATTGGGATGCTGGTACTTTTGTATTTACAAATACAACTGGATCTGTCGATGTTACTTATATTAACTATGAAAATATCACTCTAACTAATTAATAACCATGCAAGTATATAACGCACTAGACCTCAAAGCTGGAAAGAAAGTAGACTATCATAAGATGGGGGTGCTTACGCAACCTATTCAATTTCTTCCTGAAAAAGATAAGGATGATCAATGGAGGGCATGGAACCTTGACTGGCTAGAGTTTCAAGGAATGAAACAACTTAGACGTAATGCTAGACGTCTTCTTAAAAACTACAAGCTTGCAAAAGGAATTATTGATCGTAATGATTATATAATAGAAGAGAATAATGAAATGGCTGATCTTATAGATATTTTAACTAAAGAAGATCAATCAGCTTTAGAACTTAAGTTTTATCCTATTATTCCTAATGTTGTTAATGTTCTTACTAATGAGTTTTCTAAGAGATCATCTAGAATAATGTTTAAAGCAGTGGATGACACTTCTTTTAATGAAATGCTTGAAGCAAAAAGAGAAATGTTAGAAAAAACCTTATTATCTGAAGCTAAGAATAAAATGGTGGCTAAGATGATGGAGATGGGATTATCTTTTGATTCAAAAGAGTTTCAAGAAGGTACATCAACTGAATCTCTTAAAACACTTCCAGAAATTGAACAATTTTTTAGAAAGGATTATAGAGCTATGATAGAAGAGTGGGCATCTCATCAGATGTCTGTAGATGAGGAAAGATTTAAAATGCAAGAGTTAGAAGAAAGAGCTTTTAGAGATAGTCTTATTACAGATAGAGAATTTTGGCATTTTAGAATGGGTGAAGATGATTATGAAGTGGAATTGTGGAATCCTACATTAACCTTTTATCATAAGTCTCCAGATGTGCGTTATATTTCTCAGGGTAACTGGGTTGGTAAAATTGATATGATGAGTGTGTCTGATGTTATAGATAAATTTGGATGGATGATGACACAGGATCAATTAGAAGCATTAGAAGTTATTTACCCTGTAAGATCAGCAGGATATGCTGTTCAGGGCTATCAAAACGATGGAACCTATTATGACCCTACAAGATCTCATGAGTGGAATACTCAATTGCCTTCGTTGGCGTATCGTCAGTTCACATCACTATATGATGCTAAGTTTGGCACTGGTGATATTGCTGAGTGGATCCTATCTGATTCAGAAGATCTTCAAGACTTTGGTAAAAGCCATATGCTTCGTGTTACGCAGTGTTATTGGAAGTCACAAAGAAAAGTAGGTCACTTAACAAAGATTACAGAAGAAGGTGAAATTATTCAAGATATAGTGGATGAAACATTTAGAGTGATTGATAAACCTCAATATAATACATCTGTGTATAAACAGAAGACTAAAGATAATCTCATTGTAGGAGATCATGTGGATTGGATATGGATTAATGAAACATGGGGTGGAATTAAGATTGGTCCTAACCGTCCTACATTCTGGGGTATGAATAATCCTGGAGGTATTAACCCCATCTATCTTGGTTTATCTGGTGGTAAACCAGGAAGAATTCCTTTCCAGTTTAAAGGAGATGCCACTTTATATGGATGTAAACTTCCTGTAGAAGGATGTATATTTGGAGATAGAAATACTAGAAGTGTTTCATTAGTAGACTTAATGAAACCTTTTCAAATAGGCTATAATATAGTTAATAACCAGATTGCAGATATTCTCGTAGATGAGCTAGGCACGGTTATTATGTTAGACCAGAATGCTTTACCACGTCACTCATTAGGAGAAGACTGGGGTAAAAATAATTTGTCTAAAGCCTATGTTGCTATGAAGAACTTTCAGATGCTTCCTTTGGACACTTCTATAACTAATACAGAGAATGCTCTTAATTTCCAACACTATCAAGTGTTGAA